TCACGAGCCGGCCGTCCGCGCGCGCTTGATCGCCGACCGCGCCCGCTCGAACCGGGCCTCCCCCGCGTGCAGGTACCTCTGCGCCGACCGCAGGTCCTCGTGGCCCATCAGCGCCATGATCTCGTGCACCGGCACGCCCTCGTTGGCCAGCCGCGTACCGAAACCGTGCCGCAGATCGTGCGGTGTCGGCTGAGGATCCGGCAATCCGGCGCCGGCGACCGCGGCGCGGTAGGCGTGACCCTTCACCATCGGCCGCTCCGGCAGCCCGTGCAGCGCCGACGACCACACCCGCCGGTGCCAGTTCGAGTAGCGCAGCGCGTCGCCCTTCTCGCTGGTGAACGTCAGCCGCGTCGGCCCTCCCTTCGGGAACACCCCGGTCACCTCCTTCGCGGCCAGCTTCGCGGCAGCCATCCGCTTCACCAGGTGCTCCCCGTAGGTCACGGTCCGGTTTCCGGCGGTGCTCTTCGCGTACGGCCGGCAGGTGCCGTCGCGTTCCATCGCCCACGCGATGTGGATGCGGTGCTTGCGGGTGTCGATCATCTCCGGCGGGATCGCCGCGGCTTCCTCCCACCGCATGCCGGTGTCGGCGATCAGTTCCACGAACAACCCGGCGTCGACGCGGTCGGGGAACATCCGGTTCAGCGCGTCGACGAGCTGCTTCTCCTCAGCCGGATCGAGGATGCGGTCGACGTGGGCGTTGCGCTTAGGCTTCTTCACCCCGCGCGCCGGGTTGTCGCGGATCAGCTTGCCCTCGACGGCCAGGTCCAGGACGGCGCGGAGCACTCCGACGGCGCCCTCGATGGTGGCCGCGCCAACCGGCTGCTTGCAGCCGCGGCAGGTGTCGCGCTTGCGGCAGCTGGCGGTGTGGCTGCTCTCCATCTCGACGACCCATGCGGTGACGTCGGGCTTGAGGATGTTCCCGACGGGCACGCCCTCCCAACGGGGCGCGACGTGCACTCGCCAGTGGGAGGCGTCGCGCCGGCGGCTGGCCTGCTCCAGGCGGCGGCTCTTCGTGCCCCACTGCTCCCAGCACTCCCCCACCGTCTTCTTCCCGGCGCGGGGGTCGATCCAGTCGCCCTTGCGGATGTCGGCTTCGAGGTCGGCGGCCCACGTGGTGATGGCGCCCTTGAGGCGGTGGGTCTCGGTGACCCGGTCAGGGTCGTGGCCCTTGGGCAGCCTGACGGTGGCCGCCCACAGTCCGGAGGGCAGCTGGCGGATCCAGGCCACGGGCTACGCCCCTCGCGCCTGGTCGATCCACCACTTCACCTCGTCGACTTCGCGCTGACGCATCTCCTGAAGGCGCTCGATCATCCGCTGCTTGGTGCGCGGTGACACGTTGGCCTTGAGGATCTCCTGGAGGGCGGGGTCGTCGGTGGCAGACAGGTCGGGTGCAGGTGTGGCGTCGACCTCGGTCGCGGCGTAGAGACCGACGCGTACGAGCAGGACGCTCGGCTTGATGTTCAGCGCTCGGCCGACCGCGCGAATGCTCTCCTCAGAGACGTCTGTCTGCTTGGTGAGCCATCTGCGGACGGTCTTGTACTTGACGCCGACCATCTCGGCGAACCGGGTGGTGTTGCCGCCGGCGTGGTCGGTGATGGCCTGAGCGATGAAGTCGGCCCACGCCTGTCGGTCGACGGTTCGCTCTGCCACGCCGCCAGAGTAGCGGACATTGAAGTCCGATCGTAGGGGGCGCTCCCGGCGAGGACGCAGGCAGATCGGGGGGCGTGGGCTGGGCGGATGGGTCCGCCCACGTGCGGTGCTGCGGGTGCGCGCTTCCTCGGCTATCGCGTGTCGCCGGTCGCGCCGTGCCTTCGCGGTGGACATGCATGTCAGATTAAAGGACACCGATGTCCACCCGCAATGCCCTGCAAGAAACCCGATCCCGGACCTTGCTATGACTCACATGTCCTAGTAGCTTGTCCCTCATGAGTACGGACATCCATGACACAGCAAGGCCGGACACGGCTGGGATACGTCTGGACGTCGCGCGCCACACGGAGCTGTTCGCCGCCATCGGCTGTGACTCCCTGGGGAAGATCGCGGCCGAGACCGGCGTGACCGAACGGACCGTCCGCCGCGCCCGGCAGGGCATCATCGGCGAGGTCTTCATCGCGCAGACGATCGCCGCGTTGCAGCGCAACGCCGACGCCCTCGCTGCGGCCGATCTCAAGCCGCCGACTCTCGACGAGCTGTTCACCGTCGTTACGAAGGCGGCGGTCTGATCATGGAACCCCTGCTGACGGTTCTCGAAGTCGCCGACCTGTGGCGCGTCGACAAGCAGACGGTGTACCGGGCGATCTGGGCCGGCGACCTGCCGTTCGTTGACATGGCCAAGCCGGGCGCGCGGAAGGCCCGCATCCGGGTCCGCCAGTCGGCGGCCGAGGCGTACGTGGCCAAGCGGGACCAGGCGGTGGCGGCATGAGCGGCCCCGGCCCGCACACTCCCCCGCCGCCGTCCGGCCCGGGCCGGCTCGCGGTCGTCGCCCTCCTGGCGGTCACCGCGGCGGTCGGCCTGGTCGTCGGGATCGGCTTCGCGTTCGCGGCGGTGACGGCATGAAGACGACGCAGTACGTCCGACAGCTCAAGGCCATCGAGGCCGCGGACAACAACCTCATCCGCGAGTGGTGGCTGTGGGGCCTGCGTCTGCTCCGCGACCCGGAGAGCATCTCCCCGAGCGGCGCCTCGCTTCGGCACGGCGTGGCCGAGCGGCTCATTGCCGCCGCCGGCAAGGACGCGAAGGGCCGGCCGCGGCTGAGCGTGCAGAAGATCCAGCGGGCTCTGCGGTGTGCCCGCGCCTACCCGACCGAGTCTCAAATCCGTCGCGCGGCGACGGATTTCGACGGCTGGTACGACCTCGTTGACGCCGGCTTCCCGCCCTATGAAGCCGAAGAGGGCGAGCCGCCTGCGGATCACCGCAATGACGCGGAACGGCAGCGGGACCGCGCCCGGGCGTTGGCTGAACTCGCAGGCGACCAGGGCGCGCTGTTCGCGCTGTCGGACTTCGAGCCGCTCACCACCACGCTCAAGGAGCTGACCGCGTACGCCGCCGAGATGGCGGAGCTGACGGAGCGGTTCGCCGCCCGTGACCGCAAGCGCCAGGCGTACCTCTCCGCACTGATCGAGGCGGCGGGCGGTGACCTGTCGATGACGTGGCAGGACGCCCACGACCGCCTCGCTGATTCTCCGGCTGATTCGCCGGAGCCCGGGTCGGCTGCGTCGACGTCGCCGGCCCGGGCCAGGAGCTACCGGCCTGCCGGGATCCCCGCCCCGGCGATCGCTACGACCGGCGGGCCGGTCTGAACGCCGGGTGGCCGGCCGCGACGTAGGGCTCCGGCCGGTCACCCGGACAGCAAGAACGCGGGCCGCCCCGGACCGGGCGACCCGCGCGAGTACCGACCCACTCATCCGCTCAAGAACGGAGCAGGTCGATGACCACAGACCCTACCAACCGCAGGGCCGTCGAGAAGCTGACGCCCGGCGACCACATCTCCGACGCCCTCGGCATCCACCGCGTCGAGCACACGTTCGGCTACCGCAACGGCGACGGCCGGGACTCGGTCGCGGTTACCCTCCAGCCCCTCGGTCGGGGGCCCCTCGGTCCGGGCGAGCCGTGGGTGGCCCGCCACGTCGAGGGCTACGAGCTGCGCCTGGCGGACGAGGGCGAGATCGCGGAGTTCCGGGACGTGCAGATGCGCCGGCAGCTCCGCGAGGACCTGGTGGCCCTGATCGACCTGTTCGACCGGGCCGCGCCGCAGCTGTCGGTCTACGGCAGGGACATCAGCTTCAAGGTCGCTGACGGCGAGGTGGACCGGCTTGCCGACCACTTCGGTGTGGTCACCGCGCAGTTCGGTACCACGGAGAACCGGGTCGTGACGTGGACGGCCCCGGGTGACGAGGACGTGGCGCCGCGCCTGGCGGTGCGGTTCTGGGGCATGCCGGCGGAGCCGCCGACGGCCGCGCGGGACTACCCGGACTACGGGCGGGTGCACGACGTCGACCAGGCCCACGCCGAGGCGATCCTGGCCGACCAGCTGGCCGACGCGCGGGCGCTCGCCGCCACCGAACCGCTGACGGTCGACGCCGCGATCGCCGCCGCCGAGGCCCTGGAGCCGAAGGACACCGGCCGCACCGCCGAGTGCGGCTGCCACATCTTCCAGGACCCGCTGAAGGACGACCCGGAGGTCATCCACGACACGGCCTGCCATGACTGGTGGTTCACGTTCGGCTCCGGGCAGAAGTACGACGGCCGGTACGTCGTCATCGCCGGCACGTACGAGTCGGCGCGGGCCGAGATGCTGCGGGTGTTCGGCAACCGGTGGTGCGACCAGTACCCGACGGTGGAGCGCGCCGGCGTGTACGACTTCGACCTGATCGAGCTGCCGAAGGCGATGTGGCCGGAGCCGGCCGCCGACGCGCAGGCCGGGGAGTGATCGCCGTGCAGCCTCTCGACGACGCCGCCCGCGCCTGGGTCGACCTCCAGAAAGCACTCATGCACCGCCACACCGCCAAGGCCGTCGACGCGTCCAACGAGTGGAACCAGCTGAACGCCGAGCTGATGGCCAAGTTCCGTGCCGAAGGCCGCACGGATCTGGAGATCGCCCGGGTGAAGGGCGCGAACCTGGCGCTGAACGACCTGTACGGGGCGTACCAGTTCCACGCGGCGAAGGCGTCGATGCACGCGGCGGTGTTGCAGGCCGAGCTGGCGGCGCGGCAGCTGCTCGCCGACGAGGGCTCCCCGGCCGGTCACGCTTCCGACACCCGTCGAGAGCGCACTCCCCGTTCCGGCCGGCCGGGGTTCGAGCAGGGCGCGGCGGGCGCGGGGGTGCCCGCCGCGCCCGGGCGGGAGCGTGTCCGGTGACGGCCGTCGACGTCCTGGCCGCGTTGACCGTCCGCGACTGGATCGTCCTCGCCGGCATCTTCCTCGTGGCCGGCGGCGTCGGCGCCCTCGTCTGGTACTGGGCCGTGCCCGCCCGGCCGGCCGCACCTCAGCCTGACCCGCCGGCGGCCGCCACCTTCGACGAGCACACCGCCACCGCGGCCGCGCTCCTCACCCCCGACGACCCGCTGCTCGACGACGACGCCGTACGCATCGCCGACGCAGTCGCCCGGGCCGTCGACCAGTACGCCTCCTACCTGATCGCCAAGCGGACCGGCATGGCCCCGGACGTGCTACATCGCCTCGGCGAGGCGATGTACGCGGACCTGGCCGTGTCGCTGACCGGCCCGCAGTTGGCCCGCGCCGTGCTGATCGGCCTGCACCAGCACGCCGACGAGCGGGCTCGCCACCTGATCGACCAGTTCCGCAATCTCCCTACTGCCGCGAAGGAATCGCTGTGATCTGCAAGGACGTGACTAACCAGGCCGAGCTGGACGCCGCCCTGGCCGACGACACCACCTGTGTGCACATCAAGTCGGACCGGGGCGTGTGGCTGCGGCTGGCCGACACCGGCGGTAAGCGCGTCGAGGCGTCCGGCTCGGCCACCGTCGAGGCGTCCGGCTCGGCCACCGTCCAGGCGTACGGCTCGGCCACCGTCCAGGCGTCCGGCTCGGCCACCGTCCAGGCGTCCGGCTCGGCCACCGTCCAGGCGTACGGCTCGGCCACCGTCCAGGCGTACGGCTCGGCCACCGTCCAGGCGTACGGCTCGGCCACCGTCCAGGCGTCCGGCTCGGCCACCGTCCAGGCGTCCGGCTCGGCCACCGTCCAGGCGTCCGGCTCGGCCACCGTCCAGGCGTCCGGCTCGGCCACCGTCCAGGCGTCCGGCTCGGCCACCGTCCAGGCGTCCGGCTCGGCCACCGTCCAGGCGTCCGGCTCGGCCACCGTCCAGGCGTCCGGCTCGGCCACCGTCCAGGCGTCCGGCTCGGCCACCGTCCAGGCGTCCGGCTCGGCCACCGTCCAGGCGTCCGGCTCGGCCACCGTCCAGGCGTCCGGCTCGGCCACCGTCCAGGCGTCCGGCTCGGCCACCGTCCAGGCGTCCGGCTCGGCCACCGTCCAGGCGTCCGGCTCGGCCACCGTCCAGGCGTCCGGCTCGGCCACCGTCCAGGCGTCCGGCTCGGCCACCGTCCAGGCGTCCGGCTCGGCCACCGTCCAGGCGTACGGCTCGGCCACCGTCCAGGCGTACGGCTCGGCCACCGTCCAGGCGTCCGGCTCGGCCACCGTCCAGGCGTCCGGCTCGGCCACCGTCCAGGCGTCCGGCTCGGCCACCGTCCAGGCGTCCGGCTCGGCCACCGTCCAGGCGTACGGCTCGGCCACCGTCCAGGCGTCCGGCTCGGCCACCGTCCAGGCGTCCGGCTCGGCCACCGTCCAGGCGTACGGCACCAGCGGTGTCCACGCCCACGGCCACTCCACCGTAACCGCAGGCTCCCACGTCGCCGTGCACCTGCACTCCGGCCAAGCCACCGTCACCGGCGGCGTCATCATCGACGTCACCCAACTCGACCTCACCACCGCCGCCGCCTGGTGCGACCACCACGGACTCACCGTCACCGACGGGACGGTGATCCTGTACAAGGCCCTCGGTGACGACCTCACCGCCGGCGGCAACTACGGCAAGCCCACCGTCTACACGGTCGGCGACACGGTCACCTGCGACGACTGGGACGACCGCGACGAGTGCGGCGGCGGCCTGCACTTCTCGCCCACCTCGCCCACCCCGCACATGGCCACCCAGTACCGCTACGACGCGACCCGCTGGCTGGCCGTGGAGGTTGACGCGGCGACGCTGCGCCCCATCACCGGCGGTGGCACTCCGAAGGCGAAGGCCCCCGCTTGTCGGGTGCTGCACGAGGTCGACGCGTTCGGCCGCCGCATCACGGTCACCGAGGCCACCCGGTGAGCGCCACCGACCCGAGCCCCGTCATGGCGTGGCGTACCCGCCGGACCTGGCGGGCCGCCCTGACCAACCTGCTCACCGCCGCCGGCTCCTGGGCGCACGCCAGCGCCCGGCCCGCCCAGGAGCCGGAGCCGGAGCACACCGGCGCTGACGAGACGTGGGGCACCGAACTGCGCTCCGCCACCGATCAGCTGCTCGCCGACGAGCCGACCGGCCGGCACGCCCACGGCCACGTCAAGACCGTCGACCCGGACCACGGGCTGAGCATCCCCGCTTTCCAGACCATCACCCGGGAGGACGAGAAGTTCTTCCCGGTCGGCCCGGACGAGGACACCGGCCTGCTCAACGCCCGCCGGGTGTGGCCGGTCAACGACACCGCCGCCTGGCCGACGGTCGACCGGCAGCAGGCCCTCGCGCAGCTCCGCGACGCCGGGGAGGACCTGTGACCACCCCGACCACCACCGACGTTCCCACGATCGCCCCCGCCGACCTGATCGCCGTCCGCCTCCTCGCCGAGGGCTACACCGTCTTCCAGATCGCCCGGAAGCTAAACGTCGGCGAGAGCGCGATGTGCATGCGGCTGTCCCGGATGCGGGACCGGATCGCCGCGAGGACCAACGCTCACGCCATCGTCATCCTCGCCCGCGCCGGGCAGCTCGACCTCCGGGAGCGCACCCGATGACCGCCCTGCGTACCCGCAAGCCGACCGGCCGCGCCCCCTGGCCACTCATCCTCATCGAGGGCGGCGAGAAGTCCGGCAAGAGCTGGGCCTGCGCCCAGTTCAGCACCTCGCCCCGCATCGGCCAGATGTACTGGATCGACCTCGGTGAAGGAGCCGCCGACGAGTACGGCGCCATCCCCGGGGCCAACTACCTCGTCGTCGAGCACGACGGCACCTGGGCGCAGATCCAAGCCGCCGTCGACGCGGTGAAGGCCGAGGCCGCCCGCGCGGCCGCCTCCGGGGAGCCGCCGGTGGTGCTGGTCATCGACTCGATGACCGCCGAGTGGGACCTGCTCAAGGACTGGGCGTCGGACAAGGCCCGCCAGCGGTACAACGCCAAGGCCCGCAAGTACAAGCGGCAGGAGCTGGCCGCCGACGAAGAGCCGACCATCTCCATGGACCTGTGGAACGAGGCCGGCGCCCGCCACCGCAAGCTGATGACCGCGCTGATGACCTTCCCCGGCATCGTCCTGCTGACCGCCCGCGGCAAGGAGGTCGCCGCACTGGACGACGCCGGGAAGCCGATCGAGCGGCAGCGCGACTACCGGGTCGAGGGCCACAAGACGCTCGGCTTCGACGTGTCCTGCTGGGTGCGTCTCGACCGGACCAAGCCCGGCACGGTGGTCGGGGTCCGGTCGGTGCACGTCGGTGTCCGACCCGGCTACGACCCGCCGATCGAGCTGGCCCGGAACTGGACGGTCGAGGGCATCGTCTTCGACACGCTGCGGTGCGCGCCGGCTGAGGCGTACACCCGGGACCTGGTCGAGTTGCAGCCGGCGGAACCGGACGCCGAGCCGGCCCCGCCGGTCGAGGACGGCTCTGGCGACTCGTCCCGGCCTGTGTCCGGACCGCCGGCCGCCCTCTCCGCTGCTGCCACCGGCCTGCTCGACGACCTCGCCCTCGCCGCCGACGAGACCGGGCTGCGCCGGATCTGGAACGCCGCCGGCGAGGCCGCCCGCGACGGCCGGATCAGCCCCGCCGAGCTGGAGCACGTGCGCGGCCAGTGGCGGATCCGCAAGGAGCAGCTCATCCCGTCGAACCCGGCCACCGAGCCGATGCACAAGAAGATCCACGCCCTGTGCCGGGAGGCGGACCTGACCGACCGGGACGACCGGCTCCGGTTCCTGTCCGAGGTCACCGGCCGCCCGGTCACCACGCAACGGCAGCTCAGCCTCCCCGAGGCCGACAAGGTCATCACCCGGCTGGAAGCCGTCGTCGCGCAGAACACCCCGCCCGCCGACCAGGAAGGTCAGGCCGCCGCATGAGCCACACCCCGACCCCGGAGCAGGCCGAGATCATCGCCGCGGCCCGCGAGGGCCACGACCTCACGATCGAGGCAGGAGCCGGCACCGGCAAGACCAGCACCCTGAAGATGCTCGCCCGGGACGCCGGCCGCCGCCGCGGCGCGTACCTGGCCTACAACCGCAGCATCGCCACCGACGCCGCGAAGGACTTCCCCACCTCGGTGACGTGCAAGACCGCGCACTCCTTCGCCTACGGCGCCGTCGGCCGGCAGTACGCCCACCGCCTCAACGGCCCCCGGGTGCCCGCCCGGCAGGCCGCGATCATCCTCGGCATCAACGAGCCGGTGAAGGTCGGCGAGACGATGCTCGCCCCGCAGCAGCTCGCCCGGCTGGTCACCGAGACCATCCAGCGGTTCTGCTACAGCGACGACCGCACGGTGCAGCGGATGCACGTGCCGCTGGTCAACGGCCTCGACAAGCCCGGCCAGGCCGAGCTGGCGAAGTACCTGACCCCGGTTGCCCAGAAGGCGTGGGACGCCGACCTGACCCACCTCGACGGGCAGCTCCGGTTCACCCACGACATGTACCTCAAGCTGTGGATCCTGTCCGACCCGGTCATCCACGCCGACTACGTACTGCTCGACGAAGCCCAGGACTCCAACCCAGCCGTCGCCGGCCTCGTGTCCCGGCAGCCGGCGCAACGGATCCTCGTCGGGGACCGCGCCCAGGCCATCTACGGCTGGCGGGGCGCGACCGACGCGATGGCGTCGTTCGACGGCCGCCGCTTCCAGCTGTCGCAGTCGTTCCGGTTCGGCCAGGCAGTCGCCGACGAGGCCAACAAGTGGCTGGGCCTGCTCGACAACACCGACCTGCGGCTGACCGGCTACAGCCGGATCCCGTCGCGGGTGGGGCCCGTCGACGAGCCCGACGCGGTGCTGTGCCGGTCCAACGCCGGGGCGATCATCCGCGTCATCGACGCCCTCGGGCAGGGCCGGCAGCCGGCGCTGGTCGGCGGCGGCAACGACATCCGGCGGATGGCCGAGGCCGCCGAGCGGCTCCAGGCCGGCGCGCCCACCGACCACCCGGACCTGTTCGCCTTCCACACCTGGCGGGAGGTACAGGAGTACGTCGAGATGGACGCCGGCGGCTCGGACCTGAAGGTGTTCGTCCGGCTGATCGACCGGTACGGGCCCCGCGAGGTGATGCGGGTGTGCGACGCCCTGGTCGACGAGCGGTACGCCGACGTGGTCGTGTCCACGGCGCACAAGGCGAAGGGCCGGGAGTGGTCGACCGTGCTGATCGCGGACGACTTCCAGGAGCCGAAGCCGCGGGAGGACGGTTCGGTTCGGCTGGCTGCTGACGAGGTGATGCTGGCGTACGTGGCGGTCACCCGGGCGCAGCGTCAGCTGGACCGGTACGGGCTGGCCTGGGTGGACCGGTACGCGGCCGGCCCGGCGCCGGAGCAGGTGGTCCTGCCCGACGCGCCCGACGATCCCGCCGGCGAACCGGAGCCGCTGGTGGACACGGCGTACGGTCCGCTGCCCGCTCACGAGGCGGCGTCGCTGGCCGAACACGGCTACGTGACGTGCCGGTGCCCGGTCCTGGCGGTGTCGCGTGGCTGAGGTGATCCAGCTGTTTCCCGGGGCCGGCATCCCGCCGGCCCCGGCCGGGCCCCGGCCCGCGCCGGCCGACCTGGACGCGATGGGCGAGCGGTACGTGGCGTACGCCGAGGCCCGCGACAGCGGCCAGACCGCCAAGGCCGCCCTGCTCGCCGCGGCGGTCGCCGACGACGTCCCCGCCTGGCGCGACGAAGTCCACCGCCTGGAGCTGCTCCGCCGTGAACTGGCCGACGCGCTCGACCGGCTCACCGGTGGTGCGGTGTGACCCGCCGCCGCCGCGGCGGCCGCCGAACCGCCACCCACCCGTACACGCCATCCGCGCTGCTGCCCGCCGACCACAACGGCCTGAAGCCGTGCGTGTGCGGCCGGGCCAAGACCAACCAGGCCCACGACCAGGACGTGCCCCCCGAGGTGACCGCCGCGCAGGCCGAGCACCTCCGCCGCATCGGGGACGAGCTGTGATCGGCCAGTGGATCGGCGCGAGCGTCCTGCTCGGCCGACCGGTACCCGTCGACGCCCCGTACCCGCACGTCTGCCGGATGGAGACCACGGGGCGGATGACGGGGCACGTCCGGATGGAGCGGCGGGACTGCGCGGCGTGCGCCGCAGCCAAGGCGCCCGCCGGAGGTCACCGGTGAACGGCCTGTGCACCACCCGCGACCCGGAGATGTGGGACACCGGCAACGGCGGAAACCGGCTCGCCCTCGCCCTGTGCGCGGTGTGCCCGGTCCGCGTCGGCACCACCTGCGCCGCCGGTGAGCCCGACGACCGGCCGACCGGGGTCATCCGCGCCGGCGTCGCCTACAACGAGCGCGGCGGCGTCTGCCCGGTCTGCGACCGCTGCGGCTACCCGGTGGACGACTTGCCGGACCGGCGGCGGCCGACGCCGCCCGGGTGCCGGCACTGCCGGGTGCCGCAGCTCGGGTCCTGGGCCCGCCAGTTCCTGCCCCGCAATGAGTACGAGGCGCTGTGTCACCGCCGTCGGATGGCGAAGCGCCGGGCGGCGCGTGCCGCTGCTGCTGTCCCGACCACCACGACCGAGGAGACCCGAGCCGCATGAGCCTCACAACCGCCTACCGGAAGCTCACCCAGGACGAATTCATGGCCGAGGCCCGCGAGCGTTTCGGCTCGGACCCGCTGCTCTGGGCCTTCCGATGCCCGCACTGCGGCGACATCGCCAGCCCGGCCGACTTCAAGGCCGCTGGAGCACCCCCCGGCATGGCCGGGCAGGAGTGCATCGGTCGTTCCCTCGGCGCGCTGAAGAAACCGGCCCCGACCAACACCCGCGGCTGCGACTGGGCCGCGTACGGGCTGTTCCGTGGCCCGTGGGAGGTCGTCGTGCCCGCCGAGGACGGCAAGCCGGAGGCCTCGATCTGGGCGTTCCCCCTCGCAGAGCCGGCCACCTCCGACGACTGACCGGGCCGGGCCGGGCGGCACTTCCCCGCCGCCCGGCCCGGCCACCCCCCGCACAGACCGTACGACAGTCAGGAGCACCGGGTGAGCTACCAGGCCGTTCAGTGGGCCCTCGACGACGCGCCCATGCTGCGTACGCCGAAGGGCCTGCCGGACACCACCGCCCGCGCCGTCCTCGTGGCGAGAGCGGAGCGCGCCGACGAGTTCGGCCGCGACACCCACGCCGCGATCACCGACGTCATCTGGCGCACCGGCTTCGACGCCCGCACCATCCAGCGCGCCCAGGAGCGCCTGGAGGCCGCCGGCCTGCTGATCCCGGACGGCACCACCCAGTGGGGCACCCCCCGATGGAACCTCGGCATGAACCTGAAGCGGGACCCGGAAGAGCGGGCTCAGATGGAGGCTGCGGCCGAGGCGAAGAAGGCGGCCGAGGCGGACCGGGTGCGGGCGTACCGGCGCAAGCAGAAGGAGCCGCGTACGGACGGAGAGTCGGTACGTACGGACGGAGAATCCGTACGTACTGACACACGATCCGTACGTACGGATTCTGACGCCGTACGTACGGACGCAGCGCCGCCCAAACCACCCGTGAACCTCCCGGGAACCCCCCGAGAACCATCCTCGGAACCTCCCCTTGGGGGCACGCTGCCCCCAAACCCCCTGCGACCCCAGTCGCCTTCGGCTCCTGGGACCGGGATTGAAAGCTCACTCTCTTCGGCGGTACAGGAACCACCTCAGCCTGAGACCGCAACTCACGACCGCGCGCACGAAGCGCCCCCCGGCCCCGGCCCGAACCTCCGCCTGGTGACCAATCTCGACCGGCAGCCCACCTCCAAGGGATTCGGCTTCTGCCTCGCCTGCCACGCCGAAGGCCAGGTGACCCTCGCCGTTGACGAGATCGCCGGGGCCGCCTGCGCCCATCACCTCCGGAGCGCGTCGTGACCGCCACCCCGTACCGGCACCGCACCCCGGGCGAGCGCCGTGCCCAGCAGTCCGCACAGGCCGCCATCGCCCGCGCCCGAGCCCACGTACCCGCGCCGCCGCCGGCCGCCGACCCAGACGACCCCTGGGGCGGCGCGTGGCCACCCAGCCCGCAAGCCTGGCGCACCCGCTGCCGCCAAATCCGCGAAGACATCGAGGAGACCCGCCGTGCACGCCGCTGACCGCACCCTCCACGCCATCGACGCCACCCTGACCGCCACGGAGGCACCCATGACCGAGCCCCGTACCTTCGCCGCCTACCTCGACCGGCACGAGCGCGACCAGCTCGACGCCCGAGCCGCCACCGCCGAGCAGGAACGCGACGACGCCCGCGACGACCTCAAGGAGGTGCGCGACAGCGCCCGCCGCGCGCTCCAAGCCCTCCGCACACAGCTCCTCACCGCCCTCGGCAAAGAGGACGACAACCAGACGTTGGCCAGCTACATCACCGCCCTGACCGCTCAGCGCGACCAGTTCCGCGCCGAAGCCAACCGCGCCCACGGCCTCGTCATCGCCGCCGAACGCGAACGCGATGACCTCGCCGAGGAGCTGCGCGACACCCAGGCCCACCACACCCAGCTCCACAACCGCACCACCGTCCTGACCAACGACCTCCGCAGCCAGACCCGCGCCGTACGCGAAGCGGTCGCTGAAACCGAGACCGTCGCCACCGAGCTGGCCGAGGAGCGCACCCTCCACGACCGAACCCGAGAGCAGCTCATCCGTGCCGAGTGGAGCATCGCCGCCCAAGCCGAGCAGATCCGCCGCAACGGCACCCTGATCTGCCGCCTGAAGGACCTCGACGAGCAGGCCGACCGGATCGCCGCCTGGCGTGACCGGGCATGGGTCGACCACGACACCACCGACAGGCCCGCCGAGATCAACACAGACGGGCCGGAAGAGGTCGACGGGTACCCGAGTGAGGGTGCGGCACTCGCAGACGCTCTAGAGCGCGCTGAGAGCGCCATCATCGACCGCGACGACAGCGTCTGGCGGCCCGGCGACGGCGGTCACTGGACAAGCCGCCACATGACGCCAATGACCCGCGACGACATCGAGAAGACGTTCGGACCCACCCGGACCGTCCTGCTCATCGACATCGACCAGGACGAAGAGCAGGACGGCGACAGCACCGACGCCGACCGGCCACCCGTCGGTTCCGCGGACCCCCGCGCGCAGGACCAGCCCGACCCACTCCACACCGCCCGCCTCGACCGCAACGGCTGGGTGTGGTTCCCCGACGGCGACGGACGCTGGCGCGGCGCCGGCACCTGCCACCTCAACGCCAGCAGCGAAACCCTGGAACGCCTCCACGGCCCCACCGCCGAGGCCGTCGTGGTGCCCGTCGACCGCGCTACCGGCCGCCCGCACGACGACCTCACCGACCGGCTCGCCGCCGCCCTCGCCCGACTCATGCGCCGCAACGGCGGCGAAGGCATCAGCCCCACCACCTGGCAGACCTGGGAGGCGATGCTCGCCGAACACGCCAACCGCACCGCACGGGAGAGCTGACCGGTGGCCGTCTACGTCGACAACGCCCGCATCCCCGCCACCGTCGCCCGGATCCGGAGCCGCTGGTCCCACCTCACCGCCGACACCGAGCCCGAACTCCACACCTTCGCCCAACACATCGGGCTCCAGCGGTCCTGGTACCAGACCTGCAAGCGCCCCTGCGCACCCCAGGGCCAGCCGTGCCCGCACTGGCACTACGACGTCACCGACACCAAGCGCACCGAGGCCATCGCCGCAGGTGCTCAGCCGATCGACATCCGGAAGTGGGTCGAGATCGCCAAGGCCCGCCGCGCCGCCGCCCGTGCCACCGCCTGACCGAAGGAGACCGCCATGCCCGACCTGACCGACATCGCCGCCCTCCTCGCTGCCCGTGAATGGGCCATCGAACACGTGCACCCACAACCCGACGACCGGATGCTCCGCACCTACGGGGCCGCGCTCCTGCGCGACTTCGCCGACTTCCTCGACCGGGGGCCGACGTTTCCGCTCCCGCCGAGCGTCTTCTCCGCCCTGGCCCGCGAGCGCGCCGACGACCTGACCGCATGACAACCACGGCCCGGAACGCGAACACGAGTCGCATTCCGGGCCGGCCCAGCCCGCACGAACGACCGATATGTCCACACCATAAGCGCCGTTCCTGTGCTTCCCCACCACCCCAGTAGACAACCCGGCGCCCACGTGAGGAGGACGCGATGAATGACCTTCCGAAGGGCTTCGGCCGACGCAACCCACACTGCTCCAACTGCGGAGACGAACGCGGCGGCGACTTCGGCCACGAGATCAGCGAATGCCAGTACCGGCGCGGCATGACCGCCGAGGAACTCGCCAAGACCATGTCGCCGAAGAAGGCCAGCTGCTACTGGTCCGTGATGATCGACCGCTACTTCGAGCAGGAGCTGAACCAGTGACGCCGCACCACCTCCACGCCACCGCCGCCGCCTGGTCTCTCCAGGCGGCACGCGGCCACCTCCACCGCCACGCCGACGACGAGGCCGCCCAGATCGCCGCAGAAGCGTTGGAAGCCCCATCCATGCTCCACTCCCCGGCGTGGGGCCGCCGGCACGCCCTCGGCGGCCACGGCGACCCCACCCCCGGCATGGTCGTGGTCGCCACCGACCCCCGACCCGCACGCCGCAACCGGTGGGCCGAGATGCTCCACCGCTCCACCGCGAAACTCCGCTGGCTCGCCGACCAGCTCCCCACCGCACCGGCCGGCCCCGACCCGTGGTGGCGGCTCTACGACGCGCTGCCCCGCCTCCAACCCGGCACCGCCGCGCTCATCGCCCGACACCTGGCCGACGAAGACAGGTGGATCCGCGAAGCCGTCGGCGTCGGACCCGACCGGGCACCACTGCCCGGCGTACCGTGCCCGCACTGCGGCGAGCGGCAGCTCGTTGTCCAGACCGCCGGCCCCGTCGACGCGTGGACCGTCGTGTGCGCCACCGGCCGCCTCTGCACCGGCGGCGGCTGCCCGTGCGGCATGCCCGGCGCCGTTGAAGGCGTCCCGCACATCTGGCGACGGGCCGACGCCATCGGCGCGGTCGCGGGGGCCGCACCGGCCAACCCGACCCGAGAGGACCGACCGTGAGCGTTCCCGACCGAGCCTGCCCCGACTACCCGAACGAGTGCGTCCACCCGTGGGCCCACGCCCGCACCTACGCCGAGGTGAAGGCGACCCAGGTCGGCCACGACGACCAGGACCAGCTGTACCTCGACCTCAAGGGCGCCCGCGAACGCCTCTGCCGGGCCCAGACCGGACTCAACGCGACCGACTCGGCCATCCTCCAGGGTGCAATCGACCGCATCGACCTGGTCGGCTGTGACCTGCCGCAGTGGTCGCGGCACGACGGTGGGCGAGCGTGATCCGCGACTCGGCGACCGGCCGCGACTGGGGCACCGCCGCCGAGATCGCCGCACGCCTCGGCCCCGACGTCACCGACCGCATGGTCATCAACTGGCGACGGCGCGACGGCCTCACCGTCCACCGGGTTGGCCGGGCGGTCTACTCACCCCTCGACCAGGCGGCCGCCATCGAGGCCGCGAAGCGCCGCTCGACACGCGGGCGACGCCGCCAGCTTGCCCACGCCACCGCCGCGTGATTTGATCAGTCGCGGGTGGGCGAAGCCTTCCCAGAAACCCGCAGCCCGGTCGAGCGATTCGCTCCCGGGCTGTTGTGCGTCTGCGGGGGCGCACGGGCGGGGTCAGCGGGCAGGTCGACGTGGTGGCCGGCCTGCCCGCACACCCCACCACCGAGGAGCCCGATGAACCGCTACACCATCACCGGCGCACTCGACGACATGCGCAACGGCCGCCGCGTCCTCGTCCTCTGCCACACCCAACACGAAGCCCGGCACGCCTTCACCAGCATGGCCCGCCACGCCCTGCCGTCCGAGACAGTCCGCCGGGCCAACGGGCAGGAACGCATCACCGCCCACGACGGGCCCGGCTGGATCGCGTTCTCCTCAGCCCGCGGCAACGCGTTCCGCGGCATGTCGGTCGACGTCGTGGTGCTCGACCACGACCCGAGCCTGGGCCTCGTCGCCACCATCAAGGCCGCTCTGGCAGCGTCCAAGGTCGGCGAGATCATCCGGCCGTAGCGGCGGCCTGCTCGCACACCCAGCAGGAGGCGACGTGGCGGCCCGCTGGGCAGGACGCAAGGGCAGACCCTGGCTCCGCCTCTGCGCCCAGGTCTACGCCGAAGAAACCCACTGCATCCGCTGCGGCAGGTACGTCGACCAGACCCTGCCACCCCGCACGCCCATGTCCCGCAGCGTTGACCACAAGGTGGCGCTGTACCAAGGCGGCGCACCCCTCGACCGACGCAACGTCGGCCTCGCCCACTACGGATGCAACGGCCGAGCAGGCGCACGAATGCGCTGGTCAAAGACCCCCCGCAAGCCCACCCCGAGGCTCGCGACGTCCGAAGACTGGTGACCTGGTGCGGGAGGGCGGGTCAGAACTTCAGGACCCGAGGAGGAAGACCCCGCGCTACGTCTCCCGTTTTTCCCCCCGGGCACTGATCTTGGAGGGCGCGATGGCCGACCGCACCGCCGCTGAGCGGCAGCGCCGTTACCGGGCGCGCAAGCGTGCCGAGCAGCAGCAACGCGGCCGTGACGCGGCGCTGGCCGTAACGGAGCCCGTAACGCGTGACGCCGTAACGGAGGACGCGCCGACCGCCTCCGAGATGGGGGTGCGGGGACGGCGGCTGTGGCGGGAGGTCATCGAGGGCGGCGCGACGTTGAGGCCGGCGGAGCGGGTGCTGCTGGAGGAGGCGTGTCGGGCGGCGGACCGCCTGGACGTGCTCGACCGGATCCTCCGCGGCGACGAGGACGCGTGGATGCGGCTACACACGGCCAACGAGGACGGGTCGATCGTCAAAGTCGTGCTGAACAACGCGTTGGCCGAGGCCCGCCAGCAGCAGGTCGCGCTCAAGGCCCTGGTCGCCGAGTTGCGGACGTCCCAGGGTGGGGCCGCAGCGCCGCAGCAGCCGAGTGCCCGGCCACCGGCAGCGAAGGAGGATGCTGGCGATGACCCTGCTGGCTCCCCCCGCGTCGTCAGCTTCGCCGCTCGGATTGCCGCTAAGAGGGGCGGAACGGCCGCGGGTTGAGACGCACCCGGAGTACGCCTACTCGTACGGCGAGGAAGCAGCCGAGCTGATGCGCCGGGCCCGCCGGCCCCTGGACGGGTGGCAGGTCGACGGCGTCACGCTCATGACGTCCTGCCGGGAAGACGGCCAGTGGGCCTGCTACGAGTACTGCGAGTGGGTGAGCCGGCAGAACGGCAAGGGCGGCATGCTGGAGGCCCGCGCGCTGACCGGTTTTCTCCTGCTGGGTGAGCAGCTGATCCTCTGGAGCGCCCACCTCTACAAGACCGCCGTCGAGATGTTCCGGCGGGTCAAAGCTCTGATCCGGGCCCTCGGCCGGAAGGTGAAGCCCAACAACGACGACCTTTGGTGGGTGCCGGCCGTTGTCGTCGATGAGGAGACCGGCGAGCCCCGCGAGGAAGAGGTCCTCGTCAAGGTCTCCAACGCCAACGACAACCGGGGCTTCGAGCGTCTCGACACGGGTGCCCGGATCCTGTTCATCGCCCGGTCGGCTGGCGGCGGCCGGGGCATGAGTGGCGACGTCAACATCATCGACGAGACGTTCGACTACGACCGGGACGAACACTCCGCCCTGCTCTACACCCTGAGCGCCCGGCCGAACCCGCAGATCATCTACACCTCGTCACCGCCGCTGAAGGGTGACACCGGCGAGATCATGTACGACCTGAGGCGCCGCGGCGACCCGACCGCCCCCCGTGACGCGGACGATGGGCCGTGGGAGCAGGACCCGTCGCTCGGCTACCGCGACTGGGGTCACGCCGGCGACCTAGACGACATCCAGGTCGACATCGACGACCCGGCGACCGCCGCCGAGGTCAACCCGGCGTACGGCATCCGCATCAGCCTGGAGACGATCGAGCGGGAGCTGCGGTCCGACCGGGCGGGCTACCCGCGGGAACGGCTCGGGATCTGGCCGCGTGAGATCCGGGCGCAGAACGGTGCGGTCATCTCCGGCGAGCTGTGGGAGGCCCTCGCCGATCGGGAGTCGAAGCGCGTGGGTGACATCGCCATCGCGATAGACGTCAGCCCGGAACGGGACGGCGCTATCGCCATCGCGGGAGTCCGTGCGGACGGGCTGGCTCATTGGGAGCTGATCGAGAACCGGCAGGGGACCGACTGGATCGTGGACCGGGTGGTCGCGCTGAAGACCAAGCACAACCCACTGGTCATCGCGATCGACGGTAAGGGCCCGGCGGGGTCGCTGGTGTCCGACCTGATGAAGAGGGGCATCAAGCCGTCCGCCGACCCGCAGGAGCCCAAGCACGGCGACCTCGTCGTCTCGGGGCCGCAGGACATGGCCGACGCCTGGGGCAAGTTCGTCGACACCGCGAAGCAGAAGCAGGGCCGGCATCGTGGCCAGCCGCACCTCGACGCCGCGCTCGGTGGGGCGAAGATCCGATCGATCGGCGACGGCGGCACCGCGTGGGGCCGGAAGCACTCGGCGAACATCGCCCCGCTGGTGGCGGTGACGCTGGCGCACTGGGCGTATGAGACGCGCGCGCACCTCATTGTTGCCGAGGCTGCGCCGAACATCTGGTGAGGGGGCCGGCGATGAACAACGTGGTGGAGGCGCTCGGGTACGGGCTGATCGTGGCGTTCCTGTGGCTGGTGTGGGCGCCGCTGGCGCTGCTCGGCGGTGGCCTGCTGCTGGTGGCGTGGGCGAACGTCCGCGCCGCCCGTCCGGCGGGCACCCGGGGCCGTACGGCGGCGGCGCTCGGCGCGGCCATCGGCGCCGCGCGGCGGGCGTACCGGGTGCAGCAGGAGCTTCCCGACGGGCCGCCGGTCCGCCGGATCGCGTGAGTGAGAGGGGCCCGCGGTGACGCTGTTCAACTCGGCGCGGGCCGTGGTCCGGGCGTCCATCGAGTCCCCGGCGGTGCCGCTGACGTCGACGACGCTGCTGGACTGGCTGGGCGGCCCGAAGGTCCACGCTGGTGTGGCGGTGACCGAGCAGGGTTCGCTGGGCATGCCGGCGGTGTGGCGGGCGGTCAACCTGATCGCCGGCACGTCGGCCAGCCTGCCGTTGCACGCCTACCGCTACGACGACGACGTCCGAGTCAAGGTGTCTTCGGGTTCGCAGGCGGCGCGGCTGCTGGTGGCCCCGCACCCGGACATGACGCCGTTCGAGCTGTGGGAGCAGGTGTTCGCGCATCTGCTGCTGTGGGGCAACGCCTACCTGCGGATCCTGCGGAACCGGCTCGGCCAGATCGTGGAGTTGTGGCTGATCCACCCCGGCCGGGTGCGTGCCGGCCGGGAGTCGGAGACCGGCACGAAGGTGTACCTGATCGACGGCGACATCGACGCCGAGTACACCGACGACAAGATCCTGCACATCCCGGGCTTCGGCTACGACGGTGTGTGTGGGGTCAGCCCGATCCGGGCGGCCCGGCAGGGCATCGGTCTGGCCCTGGCCGCCGAGGAGTACGGGGCGCGGCTGTTCGGCAACGGCTCCCTCGCTTCGGGCATTCTGCAGACTGAGCAGCGGTTGGAGCCGGCGCAGGCCGACGCGCTCAAGGCCCGGTGGCGGGCGAAGGTCGGCGGCCTGGACAAGGCCCACGAGGTGGCGGTGCTCGACTCGGGCATCAAGTTCCAGCAGATGTCCATCCCACCTGAGGATGCGCAGTTCATCGAGTCGCGGAAGTTCCAGATCGACGAGGTCGCTCGCATGTTCGGTATCCCGCCGCACATGCTGATGCAGACCGAGAAGAGCACCAGCTGGGGCACCGGCATCGAGCAGCAGGTGCTCGGGTTCGTGAAGTTCACGCTGCGGCCGTGGCTGACCCGGGTCGAGCAGCGGGTGACGAAGCTGTTGACCCCGCAGTCGGTGTACGCCCGTTACTCGCTGGAGGGTCTGCTGCGCGGGGACTCGGCGCAGCGCGCCGCGTTCTACACGCAGATGTGGAACCTGGGCGCGTACAGCACCAACGACATCCGCCGGCTGGAGGACATGCCGCCGGTCGACGGCGGTGACGTGCGGTACCGGCCGCTGAACATGGGCGAGCTGGGCCAGCCCGATCCGGTCCAGACGAACGAGGAGGCCACGGCCGATGCCTAAGCACCAGTACCGGTTCCGGGGCTCCATCGCCCCCACCGAGGCGGTCAAGCGGCCGGTCCGCGCCGAGGTCATCGGTACTGCCGAGGACGGCGTAGGGAAGCTGCACATCGACGACGTCATCGACTCGTGGGGCGGCTTCTGGGGCATCTCCGCGAAGGAGTTCAACGCGGCGCTGGCCGAGCTGGGCGACGTCAACGAGATCCGCCTGCACATCAACTCCCCCGGCGGGGAGGTGTGGGAGGGCGTGGCGATCCTCAACGCGCTGCGCCGGCACCCGGCCACCGTCACCGCCGTGGTCGACGGCCTGGCCGCTTCCGCCGCCTCGTTCATCGCGGTGGGCTGCGACCGCACGGTGATGGGCCGCAACACCCAGATGATGATCCACGACGCGTGGGGCATCGGGATCGGCCCGGCCGCCGACATGCGGGACCTCGCTGACCTGCTGGACAAGCTGTCGAACAACATCGCCAGCATGTACGCCGACAAGGCCGGCGGGGACTTGGACGGCTGGCGGGCCCTGATGCTCGCCGAGACTTGGTACGACGCCGACGAGGCGGTCGCCGCAGGCCTCGCCGACGAGGTCGAGGGCTCGGTGCCCGACGACGAGATCGTGGTCAACGCGTTCGACCTGTCCGTCTTCAAGCACCCCGGCCGGGCCCTGGCGCCCGCGCCGGCCACGCCCGCCAGCGATGCGGTCCCGCCCGCGCCGGCCCCGGTCGGCGACCGGATCCCCCGGCCCGGCGACCCGCTGGTGCGGCACCGCGACCGGCAGCTCGCCCGCACCGGGCGATAGCCCGAACCACCTTCGTACCCGCCGGCACCTTGCCGAGCGGGGCGTCCGCATGCTCACGGAAGGGACCCACGCATGCCTACCACCCAGCAGCTCCGCGAGCAGCGGGCGAACATCTGGGACCAGATGAAAGCGCTCATCGCCAAGGACGAGCGCACCGCCGAGGACAACCAGACGTACGCGCGTCTGGAGGAGAAGTACGACGCCCTCGACGCCGACATCGAGCTGCAGGAGCGGCACGAGGCCCGGGAGAAGGCCAACAACGCCGTTGACCGCCGCGGTGTCGTCCCGCCATCGGGCGAGCAGCCGAGCGACACCGACGCAGCGTACGCGGCGGCGTTCCGGGCGTACCTGCGCGACGGACTGTCCGCCCTGGACCCCTCCGACCAGGCACTCATGCGGACCCGCTTCGAGCAGATCAAGAACGCCGCCGGGGTCGGCACCGGCGCGGCCGGCGGCTACCTCGTGCCGCCGGAGTTCCGCGACACCGTCATCGAGACGATGCGGTGGTACGGGCCGATGCTGGAGGTGGCGGAGGTCATCACCACCGACACCGGCGCAACGCTGCCGTGGCCGACCAACGACGACACCGCGAACGTCGGTGCGATCCTCGGCGAGAACACGGCGATGACCGAGCAGGACGTCACCATCGGCACCGCCGACATCGGCGCCTACATGTACACGTCCAAGCTGGTCCGGGCCTCCTACCAGCTGATGCAGGACCGGCCGGATTTCGACACCTGGCTGGCCCGCAAGCTGGGCGAGCGCATCGGCCGGATCTGGAACCAGCACTTCACCACCGGCACCGGCACCGCCCAGCCCGATGGCATCGTCACCAGCGCCACCGTCGGGGTCACCGGCACCGGTAGCTTCGCCACGACCGGCGGCATCAGCTACGACAACGCCGTGGACCTGGTCGAGTCCCTCGACCCGGCGTACGGCGGCGGCCAGGGACTGTCCTGGATGATGCACCAGACCGCCCGCAAGGCGTTCCGGAAGCTCAAGAACACCCAGGGCGACCCGATGTGGCAGCCCTCCATGCAGGCCGGCATCCCGGCGACGCTGCTGGACTACCCGGTGCGCCTCAACAACGACATGCCGACCCTGGCGACCTCCTCGAAGTCGATCCTGTTCGGCAACATCCGCGAGGCGTACGTCATCCGCAAGGTCCGCGACATCCAGACCGTGCGACTCAACGAGCGGTACGCCGAGTTCCTCCAGGTCGGGTTCTTCGGGTTCGCGCGCGCCGACGGCACCATGCAGAACACGTCGGCCGTGCGCGTCTTCCAGACCACCGCGACCGCCTGACCCGCGGGTCGGATCGGACCAGAGCGAAGGGAAACGACACGATGGCTCAGGCCAGCGAGAACACGACGGGCGCCGGAAACACGGCGGTACCGCACCAGGGTGACCATGACCGGGTGGCGATGCTGTCGCTGCGCGCCGACGGCGTCCCGGACCAGCACAACCCGGAGATCATCGGCGAGAAGGAGTTCGCCGTCGAGGCCACGAAGCGCCAGTTCCGGGAGCAGGCCGTGTCCGCCGCCGACGTTGCTGCCCGTGGCGCGGTCGCCGACACCGGCGCCGAGCAGGTCGAGCAGGATCCGGAGATCGCGAAGCTCCAGAAGGAGCACGAGAAGGTGGCGAGCTCGGCGGAGTCGGTGGCGGAGAAGACCGTGGACGCGCTGTTCACCAGCGCGTCCGCCCCGGAGCCGGGCGCGCAGAAGGCGGACACCGCCGAGCGGCGCGGTAGCTCCGGCGGCAGCACGAAGGGCAGCCGCTGACCGACCGGTCCGCCGCGGGACGCCCCAGGCCCGCGGCGGGCCACCCACTTGCTGGAGGTAGGTCGTGGCCGACACAGACATCGTCGCCCTGGCCGAGGCGAAGAAGCAGCTGAACATCGCCGCCGATGACACGTCGCAGGACGACGAGTTGCAGCTGTACATCGAGGCGGTCACCGAGGTGGTCGAGCAGGTCGTCGGGCCCGTGGCGCCCCGCACGGTCACCGAGGTCCACGACGGGCGGACGGGGCCGTTGGTACTGCGCCGGCCGCCGGTGCTGTCGGTGACGTCGGTGACGGAGGCGGGCATCGTCCTGACCGACGGGTGGTCGACCGCTGGAGGGCTGCTGTACCGGCTGGGCGGCCGCTGGGCCGGGGGGCAGGGCGGCGTCACTGTCATCTACCAGGCCGGGCGGGCGAGCACCGCAGCGGCGATCAAGCTGGCCGCGAAGGAACTGGTGATGGTGAACTACCGGCCGCAGCTCGGCGGAGATTACAGCCCGTTCGACACCGACTCACCTGACGAGGGCGTGCCCGGTGAGGTGCGACTGGGGTTCTTCGTCCCGAACCGCGTGCGGGATCTGCTGGCCCCGCACGACCAGTACGCGGGCATCGGCTGACGTGCTGGCCGTCGACCAGGCCGCGCGGACCATCGCCGGCCTGGCGGTGCCGTACGGGCCTGCGGCCCGGTCGGGTGGCCGCCGCTGGCGGTATCAGCCCGGCAGCCTCCGGTGGGCGGGCCCGGTGCCGGTGCTGCTGGACCACGTTCGCGCGCTGCGGGTCGGCTGGGTGCTGCCGCTGGCCGACACCCCGACCGGACTGGACGTGCTGCTGCGCATCGACCGGGGCGAGCTGGGCGACCGGGTCCTGGCGGTCGCTGCGGACGGCGTCTACGGCATGTCCCCCGGGGTGGAGATGGTCGAGCACCGACCGGACCCGACGACCCCTGGTGTGCGGCTGGCGCTCGCCGCTGACCTGGAGGAGATTTCCCTGACCCGCACTCCTGCTTTCGGAGGACCGCCGTGAGTCTCGCCGGTGACCGGCAGGCCATTGCCGCCGCCCTGTCCACCGCCCCGGACGTGACTGGCCACGCGTTCCGGCCGGCCACGACCCGGCTGCGTGAGGGCGACGCCTGGCCGCTGCTCGGCACCCTGGAACGCGGCCCCGGCATGTCGTGGGCGGCGTCGTGGCGGGTGCTGGTGGCACTGCCGACCGACGGTGTCAAGTCCGCCGAGTGGGTGGACAGCCACTACCAGGACCTGGTCGATGCCCTGGAAGGGGCCGATGTCGGGTTCGTCGACCGTATCGAGCCGGTGACCATCCCCGACGGGGACGCCGAGCGGTACGCCCTTCAGATCACCATGAGGAGTGAGTGATGCCCGCAGCTGTTGGGGCCCACGTGTACAAGAACGCGGTCGTCACCATCGACGCCGTCGACTACGCCAACCAGCTCAACAAGGCACGTCTGGTGCCGGACCAGCCGGTGCAGACGATGCGGACCCTCGTGCCGGACGGCGTCGTCCAGGACGTCGACAGCCCGGTGTGGACGTTCGAGATCAGCGGCCTGCAGATCAACGTCAGCGGCGGGCTCGCCGACGCCCTGCGCGACGCCAACGGCGGTGAGCTGGACGTGGTGTTGCAGCCGAAGGCCGGCACCGGTCAGGCGACCGCGACGTTCACCGTCCTGGCGCTGATGCCGGAGTTCGGCGGTGAGCAGGGCGAGTGGCTCACCCAGGAGCTAGAGCTGCCGGTGGTGGGCCAGCCGGTGTTCGGGCTGTCGAGCTGATGGCGCAGCTGCTGTTCGACCTAAGGGCGGAGATGGAGGATGGCACCACGTACGACGTGGTCGCCGATCAGAGGGACATCGCGAAGTGGGAGGTCCAGGACTTCGGTACGGCGTTCGCCGACATCGGCTCCCGGCAGCACATGGCGTACCGGTGGCTGGCGTGGTCGGCGCTGACTCGCCGCGGCCTGGTCGACCTGGAGTGGCCCGAGTTCGACGCCTTGTGTGTGGAGGCCACGGACCGGCCCGAGGAGGAGGCGGACGTCCCGGCTGATGCCGAGGACCCTGGCCGGACGGCTCCGTCCGCCTGAGCCTGATCCGGCTCGCCTACGCGACCGGGAGGGCGCTGACGGGGCCGGACGGCCTGGAGAACTGGCATCCCCGCGACGTGGCCACGCTGGTCGACATCGTGGAAGAGCAGGCCGCGGAGCGGCGCCGGGAGGCGCGGAGGGGGTGACCTGGTGGGTTCGCTGGACGAGCTGATCCGGGATCTGCGGCGCTTCGAGCAGCGGCGGGTCGTCACGAACGCGCTGGCGAAGGAACTGCGTAAGCCGGTGCCCGGGGTGCGTAAGGCGATCCGGGCGCGGGCGAGGAAGGTGCTGCCGACCAGCGGCGGATTCGGAGTGTGGGTGTCGAAGCTGTCGGTGACCGCCCGGGTGAAGTTGCAGGGCAGGGCGGCGGGGGTGCGGCTCGTCGGCCGCCGCAAGGGCTTCCCGGACGACCAGCCGAAGGCGGACCTGCGGCGGATCGACCAGGGCACGGCCCGGCACCCGTCGTGGGGCCGCCGCGGCGCGAAGGACTGGCACTTGCAGAAGGTCACGCCCGGGTTCTTTTCCGACCCGGCGACCGAGGTCGACCAGTGGCGTGAGGCTGCGCTGCGGGCTGTTGACGAGGCGTTGGAGGTGATCCGCCGTGGCTGACCGCGACGTCGAGATTGACATCGTCGCCACCGACAAGACCGGCCCGGGTGTCACCTCGACCGAGCGGAACCTGAAGCGGGTCGAGCAGGCCGCCGAGAAGAACCGGTCCGCGTTGTCCCGGGTCGCTGAGGACTACTCGCGTGGCCTGTCGAAGATCGGCAGCGCGGCGAAGCGGTGGGCCGACAGCGGCGACGGGGCGGGGAAGAAGTTCGCCCGTGGCCTGATCGGCGGGGTGGGCAAGCTCGTGGAGGCCGGCGGCGGCATCGCCGGCAGCCTGACCAAGGCGGTGCAGTCGGCGGGCCCGCACGTGCAGGCGGCGCTCGCGGCGGCTCTGGTGGCGGGTGCGGTGGTCGCCGCGCCGGCGATCGGCGCGGTCCTCGGCGGGGCGCTCGTCGGCGGCGCCGGCCTGGCGGGGGTGGCCGGTGGGCTGGTCATCGCCGCGAAGGACACCCGGGTCCGGGCGGCGTTCGACGGCCTCACCGATGAGGTCGGCGCCGGCTTGCAGGACGCGGCGCAGCGGTTCGTGCCCGCCGCGCTGGCCGCGATCGGGGAGGCCAGGGCCGCGTTCCGCAACATCGAGCCGGACCTGCGCCGGATCTTCAACGCCAGCTCGTCGTGGGTGGCGCCGCTGACGAAGTCCCTCGGGCAGGGCGCGAAGCTGGCCCTGTCGGGGATCGCCGACGCGGTCGCGAAGGCCGGCCCGATCGTGTCCGCCATCGGCGACGGGGTGCGGATGGTCGGCCTGGCCATCGGCGGGGTGTTCCGCAGCCTCGCCGACGACGGTCCGGTCCTCGCCCTGGCGATGAAAGGCGCCTTCACCATCATCGCCGCCGCCATCACCTGGGCTGGGAAGGCACTGAACACGCTGGTTGAGGCTTTCGAGTGGTTCGTCAACAAGATCCCCGGCGGGAAGCGGATGCTCGACGAGCTGGCCGCCTCCCAGACCAAGACCACGGGCACCACGTTCGCCGCCTCGCAGGGCTTCCGTGCACTGGCGACCGACTCGACAGCGGCAGCGAACGGCATCTCCCAGGTCAAGCAACGCTCCGACGATCTGGTCGACTCGAACATCGGGCTGATGCAGGCGCAGATCGCCTCCCGGGAGGCAACCCGCACGGCCACCGCGGCGATCCGGGACAACGCCAACGCGAAGCTGTCCAACCGGCAGCGGGCCGACGCCAACAAGACGGCCCTGCTGAACCTGGCGACCGCGTTCAACTCCGAGGCGGCGGCCGGTGACCGGTCGAAGATCAGCGCCCAGGCGGCGAGCGCCGCGTACGCCCGGAACCGGTCGTCGCTCATCGCCATGGCGGAGAAGGCCGGGTACTCCCGGCAGAAGGCCGTCGAGCTGGCCAACAGCCTGCTGAAGATCCCGAAGAACGTGCCGGTGAGGATCAGCGCCGACACCGGTGCGGCGACCGCCGCGGTGGGAGCCTTCCAGAAGAAGGTCAACAGCCTCAAGGGCAAGACGGTCACTGTCACCGCCCGGTGGACGTCGCAGGGCCAGCACATCCCCGGCTCGGGCACCCACCTGGAGCACGCCGGCTACCGGTCGTGGGCGCCGTCTGACGGCGGCGGCACGTCCCGCACCGGAGGGCCCACCCGGGTGGAGGCCACCGTCGCCCAGACGTTGAACGTCAACCTTGACGGCCGGCCGTTCTACGCCTACACCCAGCAGGCCATCGCCGAGGACCGGCGTCGGGAACGCTGGCGGCAGAAAGTCGGGGTCCGCTGATGCCGGCGATCGCCGCAGACGCACAGGACACCTGGCCGCCGCGGGTGCTGGTGACCGTGACCGGCCTGACTGTCGGCGACGCCATCTCGGTGTATCGCGTCGCCGACGGCGTCCGCACTCTGGTCCGGGCCGGCTCGGTCGCCGCCGTCGGCGACGTGTCGTTCCTGCGCACCGACGCGGAGTTGCCGTTCGGGGTGCCGGTGTCGTACGTGGCTATCGTCAACGGCAGCAGCGAGTACGCCACCACCGCCGTGACCTACTCGCTGCCCGGTGGGCGGGTCGCGCTCAGCGACGCGATCAGCGGCGCCGCCGCCGAGGTGGTCATCCTGGCGTGGCCGGACCGGATCCGCGACCGGGACTCCACCGTGTTCCGGGTGGGCGGCCGGACCGTCGTGGTGTCCGGCGACCTGGGGCAGCCCACCGGCGCTGTCGAGCTGTTCTGCGACACGACTGCCGCCGTGCGGGCCGTCGCGGACCTGGCGGAGTCTGCGACGGGTGGCGTGGTGCAGATCCGTCAGCCCGGCGGCTACGACGGCGTCGACTCGCACGTGGCGGTCCTGTCTGCGACGGAACGCCGCTGGTCGCAGGACGGCTCCGACCAGCGGCGCATCATCGTGTGGTCGGTCGCCGAAACGCAGCCGTGGGCGTCCGCCCTGGAGGCCCGCGGCACCACGTTGCAGGACATCGCCGACGTGTACGACGTGCCCGGCCCGATCCTCAACGCCAACCCGTACTTTGAGACGAACGCGACGAACTGGTCGGCGCTGGGTGGGGCCGTGACCCGCTCCACGGCGCAGGCCCACCAGGGCGTCGCGTCGCTGCTGCTCACCCCCGACGGGGCCACCGCGACCGTACAGGCCAGGTCGGAGAACGTGCCGGTGGCTGCCGGCCGCTACTACGGCGGCGCGGCGTGGGTGCGGTGCGCCGTCAGCCGCAGCGTCACCATCAGCCTGATCTGGCGGGACGCCGGCTCGTCGATCCTGTCGTCCACGGTCGGGCCGACCGTCGCGTTGACCGCGAACACGTGGACGTACCTGGAGGTCGCCGGGGTCGCGCCGACCGGCGCGACGCAGGCGATGCTGGTGCCGATGTCGCTGACGGGCACCCCACCGTCGGGGCACCTGACCTACGCCGACGAGGCCATCGTCCGGGAACTGCCGACGCTCCAGGACCTCGCCGACGACTACCCGACGTTGCTGGCCGTGGCGCAGGGGGAGTTCGCGTGATCACCCTGTCAGCGGAAGCGGCGTCGGTGCTGACCGGCTCGTACCGGCTGCGGGTCGCCGTCGAGTCGTGGCTGGGTGAGCAGCTGCTGGCCGAGGACGTGCCGGTCGCCTCAGCCAGCGAGGACGTTGACCGGTCGCTGCGGGTGCCGGAGCGCATCGCCCTGACCGTGCCGCGCCACGACCGTGGCACCTCGTGGTCGCCGGTCACCGACGACCACCCGCTGGCGGCGTCGGGGCAGCGGCTTCGGGTCCAGCTCGGCGTGGACCTGGGTGGCGGTACCACCGAGTGGATCCAGCGGGGCTGGTTCGTGGTGCAGGAGTCGACCGCCGACGGCGACGCGGTCACGGTGGAGGCGGTCGGCATGCTCGCCCTCGTCGACGAGGCCCGCCTGGTGTCGCCGTTCCAGCCGTCGGGGTCGCTGGTGTCGACGCTGCGCGGCCTGGTTGAGCCGGCGCTGACGGTCGTCGTCGACCCGGCCCTGGCCGACCGGTCGGTGCCGGCCGGCGTGAACTACGACGAGGACCGCCTCGGCGCGGTGATGGAGCTGCTCGACGCGTGGCCGGCTGACGCCGCGGTCACCGAGGACGGTTACCTGTTCGTCAGCCCCGCCACCCCGAGCACCACCCCGGTGCTGACGTTGACCGACGGCGCCGGCGGGACGGTCGTGACGACCGCCGGGAAGTCGACCCGCGACGGGGCGTTCAACGTGGTGGTGGCCCGCGGGGTCGCCGCCGACGGCGGGCAGATCCAGGGCGTGGCGTACGACCGGTTCGGGCCGAAGGCCATCGGCGGGGAGTTCAACCCGCTGCCTGTGCCGTTCTTCTACGCCAGCCCGCTGCTGACGACGGTGGCGCAGTGCACCGCCGCCGCCGAAACGGTGCTGGCCCGCCGCCGGCGGACCACGGCCCGCCAGTTCACCGTCCGCACGGTGCCTCACCCCGGCCTGCAGGCCGGCGACACGGTGGCGGTCACCGCCGACGAGTACACGGGCCTGTGCGTGGTGGAGACGCTGTCGCTGCCGTACACCGCCGGCGGCGGGCCGCAGACGCTGACCGTTCGGAGCCTGACGTGAGCACCGTGCTGGCCACCGCCACCACCGCCAAGTCCGGATCGACGGTCACCGCGACGGTCAACGGGATCGTCACCACCATCGAGGTCGCCCGGGACCTGCCGGTCGCCTCCGGGGATGTGCTGCTGGTCGAGCGGGTCGGCGCCCAGTGGTACGCCTACGCCCGGGTGTACGCCGCCGCCCCGGCGGCGCTGGACCCGGTGGTGGAGCCACCGCCGCCGCCGAAACCGGCGGTGACCACCGGCACGCTGGTGGTGTCGCCGGTGGAGACCCGCTCGTACCGGCCGACGTACGGGTGGCGGGACGACAACACCGACGTCTACCAGGGCGAGTACGGCGGCTGGGGCAACCACACCGGAGCGGCGTTCTACGGCACGAAACCCCGCTCCCTGGCGGGGGCGACCGTCACCCGCGCCACGATCCGGGTGAAACGGTTGACGGCCGGCGCGTACGCGGCGCAGTCCACCACCCTGCGGCTGGTCACCCAGGCCACCCGCCCCGGTGGCGCGCCGACGCTGACGTCCAGCACCTCCGGGCCGAGCCTGGCAGTCGGTGGCTCCACCACGTTCACCGTCCCGGCGTCGTGGGCGCAGGCGATGGTCGACGGCACCGCCGGCGGCCTGGCCGTCTACGACAGCGATGGGTCACCGTACGTGCGTTTCGCCGGCCGCGGTTCGTGGTCGCCGGCGTTCACCCTGACGATCACCTGGCAGAGAGGATAGCCACGATGCCGGATACCAGCCGAGGCATCACCTACCCGTCGTCGACGGGGCACACCCGCATCTGGGAGCACTTCCAGACCCTCGCCGACGACGTGGATGGGCTGTTCGCCACGGTGGAGTCCCGGCCGGCGGCGGTGCTCCGCTCGTCCGCCGGGCAGGCCATCCCGAACAACGCGTTCACCGTGGTCAGCCTCAACACCGAGGATCTGGACAGCCACTCCGGTCACTCGACCGCGACGAACAACAGCCGGTACACCGCGCCGATCGCCGGCTGGTATCGGCTGTCCGGCGGCGCGACGTTCGCCGGTAACGCCACCGGCCGGCGTGGCACCCGGTGGTTGAAGAACGGCGGGAGCATCGTCGACGGCGGCGACGCGCTCGGGTCCAACGCCGGGGCGGGGGCGTGTGCGGTCGCCGCCGCCCACTCGCTGGTGTTCCTCGCCGCGGGCGACTACATCGAGATGGCCGTTTTCCAGGACAGCGGCAACGTCCTCGGCACCCTGTCGTCCGGCCCAAACCAGACGTGGGTGTCGATCGAGTGGCGCAGGCTCGCCTGAGAGGGGATTGATCATGTGGGAACCCCTGCCTGACGACCGGTGGCGGTTCAACGCCCACCCGGACTCCGGCGACATCGGCATCCACCTGATGCGACTGGTCGACGGGGTGTTCGGCGAGTACTACTACCTGGGCGTGGTGGTGCGCTACCGCATCGACGTGCCGGTCGCCGACCCGTTGTGGCCGCTGACCGACGCGGTGTTCATCGGCATCGACTACGTGCCGGTGGCCGCCACCGAGGACGAGGCGTGGCAGTCCATCGACGCGGCGCTGGGGGCAGCGTGAGCTACTACCTGGCGCCGTCGCTGGCCACCCTCCGCGCCGAGATCAACGCCCGCTGGCCGGGCCGCGACCACACCTCCGACGGGTGGATCGGCGACGCCGCCCACCAGGCCACCGCCAGCGACCACAACCCGAACGGGCGCGGCTCCGTCAACGCCATCGACGTCGACGAAGACGGCCCCGACTTCCCGACCGTGTTCGCCGCCATCCGCCGGCACCCGTCGGCCCGGTACGTCATCTACGAGCGTCGCCTCTACCACCGGCTTCGCGGCTGGGTGTCGGAGCCGTACAGCGGCGACAACCCGCACGACAAGCACTTCCACCTCAGCATCGACCAGACGCGTGAGGCGGAGCAGACCACCCGACCGTGGGGACTCCTGGAGGACGACATGCCCACTGCCCGAGAGATCGTCGACGAGCTGCTGACCCGGGAGGTGCCGTCGGGCACGCTCGGAAACTTCACGGTCGCGGACTGGCTCAAGGGCGGCCGCATGGCGGCCAGGGAGGTCGGCTACGCCCGCGCCGAGCTGGCCGCGGCGACCGGTCGCGACCCGGTCGACGAGGACGCGATCGTGGCCGGGGTGCTGGCCGGCCTGTCTCCGGAGCGGATCGCCGCCGCCATTCCCACCGACATGGCCCGGCAGGTCGCCGACGAGCTGGCCGCGCGGCTGGCGGGCTGACCACGTGCCGACGATCATCGTCACCGGCCGGCACCGCCCCCACGAGGTGATGTTCCTCGTTCTCTCCTCCGCCGTCGGCGCCGCGTTCGTCGCCGGCGCGAAACCCCCCACCACCCTGGAGCAACTCGTCCAGCCGTGGGTGCTGTGGACGTGGTACCTGCTGCTACTCGGATCCGGGGTTATCGGCCTGGTGTCCATCGCCATGCCCGACACCTACCGGGCGTTGGTGCTGGAACTGGCCGCGATGCACGGGCAGACCGCGGCGCCGCTGCTGTACGGGGTGGCGTTGCTGTCCACCGGCAGCGGCGCGGCCGGGTTCGCGGTGGCGTTCTTCGCCGGCTGGTCGGCGGCGTCGGCGTGGCGGGGCTGGCAGGTGTGGCAGGGCATGCGGGTGCTGCGGCAGGTAGGTGATGCGGGGTGAGCGGGAACGTGTGGGCGCTGCTCGCGGCGGCGGTCGGCGGGGGTGGCCTGGCGGGGGTGGTGACGACGCTGATCGCGGGGATCCTGAACCGGCCGAAGACCCGCGCCGACGCCGTGTCCCTGCTCACCGATTCGGCGTTGCAGCAGGTCAACGAGTTGCAGGAGCGGACTGCGGAGGCGGAGCGGGAAGCGAAGGCCGCCCGGGACGAGTTGGCGCAGACCCGCCGGCAGATGCGGGAGTTGACCGGGGAGATAGACGCCGCGGTGGCGACGCTGCGGTCATGGCGGGCGGCGATCCTCACCCCGGGCGTCGACCTGGAGCAGCTGCGGGCGATGGTCCGCGACCCGGGCGGCACCGTCAACGGCCGCCACCCGTAACACCAACCAACCCTCAGGAGGAACGCTGTGATCACCGCGAAGATCGTGTGCCAGAGCAAGCAGGAGACGGGCGAGGGCGACGACCGGCAGGTCACCGTCACGTTCGCCCCGGACTACCACGACGGCCGCAACAAGGAGTGGGCGCGCTGGACGCCGGGCCTGTCCCTGACGATGGGCCTGAAGGGGGAGGTCGCCGACCGGTTCGACGTCGGCCAGGCGTTCACCCTCACCTTCACTCCGGAGGGCTGACGTGCAGAAGCCCACCACCGGTCGGATCGTCCGCTATCGAGGCAAGCAGGGGCTGCTGGCCATGCGCGCTGCGATCGTCACCGCCGACGTCGACACCCTCGACCCGCGCGGTGTCGCCGCCGGGGAGGTGCCGGCGCTCGACAGCGACCAGCACGTCCACCTGTGGGTGTTCACGCCCGGGGAGAAGGGCGGGTTCGCCGAGTTCAACGTCGCCCCCGGCGACGATCCGGGCCAGTGGTCCTGGCCCCCGAGAGTCTGAGGAGGCTCGATGTTCACGAGCAAGTTCTGGAAGGGTGCCGCCGAACGCGCCGCGAAGAGCGCCGCGCAGGCCCTGCTCGGCCTGTGGGCCCTCGACGGGTTCAACGTCCTCACCGCCGACTTCCCGCTCGCCGGCGGCGTCGCGGCCGGCGCGGCCGTCCTGTCGGTGCTCACGTCGGTGGTGTCGGCGGCCGGCGGTGAGCCGGACTCGCCGAGCCTTGTCGCAGGCGACCTGTAGGCTCGGCCTGCTACTGCGAACGGATGCGCCCCACCTGCTGCCTCACGGCGGCGGGTGGGGCGCTTTCGTCGTTGCCGGGCCTACTGGAAAGCGGAGATGCCCGCCCCGAACACCGCCTGCACGGAGATCAGGATCATCGGGACGACGAGCAGGTAGCCCATGACCAGCCCAGCTTTCGCCATCCCGTCACCACGCAGGTTCCTCGCCCTGATGTCCCGCAGCGCCAGGTGGCCGCACCCCACCGCGATCAGCGAGAAGATACCGAACGTGCAGCAACCCGCGATCAGACCGAGGATGCCGAAGATGAGTGATGCGACTGCCATCCCCGACGTGGGCTGCTGAGCCACCACGTACATCGGCTGCGGCGGCGGCCCCGGGTATGGCATCGGGCTGTGCGGCGGCGTGTGCTCGGGGGGTTGCGGCGGATAGGCGGTGGTCATGGCGGGCACCGTACCGTCAACCGTCAATCCGCGACTGTCGGCTTCTCGACGCCTTGGCCGGTCGTCGGCGGAGGTCTGACCAGTCGCCGGCCTGGCGTCGCCGGCAGGTCGGCAGGTTGCAGTCGCACCGCCAACCCAGCTCGTCCGACGGGATCTTGCTGCCGCCGCACTGGTGGGGCAGTGGCTGGATGCCGGTGGAGCAGCCCATGCAGCGGGAGGCGCGGACGGAAGAGCCCGGCCCCTCCGGTGCGGGGGCCGGGCTCTTCGTCATGGCCGGGTCAGAACGTCTGGCCGGCGCGTACGGAACTGACGAACGTCTCCCATTCCTGCTGGTCGAAAACGACCTGCGTTTCGGGCCGCTGCGAGTTGCGGACGACGCGGTTGCCGTCGGCGTCGATCGCGACCTGCACGCAGTTCGGGCCGGAGTTGTCGCATCGCTGCGGGCCGACGAAGTCAAGCTGGTCCACGGTGTATCTCCATTCGGTCAGCCGGCCGTCGGGTACGGCCGGTCGTCAGGTGCGAGGGGCTACCGGCTGGCGGTGGGGCGGGCCCACAACACGAACCGGGTGAACACGTCGGCCGCCGGCCACATCAGCAGCTCGTCCAGGGCCTGCTCGTACAGGCCAGCCATATACACGCGCAGGCCGACCCGGTCCGAGCCGTACGCCTCACCCAGCCGGACCTTCGCCGGCGCGCACGGCCAGTCCTGCCCGCAGCCCATGCAGTCCCAGCCGGGCCGGGACGGCTGGTGGGCGTCGCCGTCGACCCGGTCGTTGAGGACGGCCAGGGCGCGGGCTGCGCGGGCGGGCCGGGGGGTCACGACGGCGGCCCGACGTAGCGGGCGTAGGTGACCGTCTCGCCGGCCACCGTGCGGTACACGGCCTCGAAGGCGCCGGCCGGCTGCCAGGCGTGGTCGGTTCCCCGTTTGATCCGCGCCGTCAGCGGCGGCCCGGTGGGTCCTTCGACGATCGCCGCCCACTGCCCGGGTCGGGCGCGGAGTTCGGCGGCGACGCGGCGCAGGTGCGCGGCGATGGGCGAGCCGGGGCCGCCGTACGACGGCGGCGGCGGGTCCTCCCACCGGAACACGGCGCCGGGCGCTGCGTTCCGGCCGGTCATCGGCCGCGCCGTTCGTACCGGTACTCGGCCTGCCGGCGGCGGGCCAGGTCGAGGAGCCGGGCGCGGGCGGCCTCGTGCTCCTGCCGCTGCACGACCGGCCCGATGCCGGACGGCGTCGGGGCTGCCCGGCCGGTGAGCCAAGCCAGCAACGCGATGATGGTCTGCACGAGGTCGCCTCCCTCGGATCAAGGGAGCGGATCACCGCTTGTGGTCAGCGGGTTACCGCGTCCTGATCCGAGGGTGGCCCGGGCGGAGTGGAATAGCCAGGTACCCCACGTACCCCGTTCGGCAGGCCGACCAGCAGGGAGTACGGGGCGTACCAGCTGCTACGCCTGGTCGCCCAGCAGCGCCGACAGCTGAGCCAGCTCGGCGGTCAGCGCCCGCCGGCGACCGTCCTTGATCGTCTGCACGATCTCCCGGGCGTACCGCTGCTGCCGCAGCCACGCCGGCGCCGTGTCTCGCAGCTGCATCAGCACCCGGGTCGCGTCGGCGGTCCGGCCGGTCTGCTCGTACGCCCACGCCACGTCCAGTCGATGCCGCTGCCTCGACGACGGTGTCACCTGCGGGTTGGCGGCCACCGCGCGGGCCAGCTCCAGCGCCCGACCCGGCTCGCCGGCGATCACCGCCGTCTCCACCCGCATCAAGGCGACGCCGCCGGCGGAGAAGTCATTACCGGCCACCGCGCCGAACCACCGGTCGGCCGGGTCGCCGGAGCGGCCGAGCCGGTCGCCGAGCTGCTCCGCCCCGGCCGCGGCGAGGGTCAGCATCGACCGGGCATCGTCTTCGCGGGCGTTGCGGGCTGCTGCTGCCGCGCCCTTGATGAGCAGCACACCCCACGCGGCCAGGTCCCGAGCAGTGGCGGTGGACAGCCGGGGCTCCACCGTGTCAGCGGTGCGCGCGGCGAGGACCTCCACATCGGTGATCCGGCCCGTGCGCAGCAACAGCCAGCACAGGTGCGCGGTGGTGGTCGCTGCGGCGGTCTGGTCGCCGGCGGTACGGGCGTGGTCGGCGGCCCGGTCGAGGGCGATGTGGGCCAGGTCGAGCTGCCGAAGCTGGATGAGGAGCCGGCCGGCGAGCTGGTAGGCGTACGAGGCGGTGCTGAGGGCGGCGGGCCCGTCGTCGCCGGCCCCGGCCGCGTCGATGAGGGCGTCGGTGGCGGTGAGGACGGCCGGCATGGTGTTGATCGCCGCCGTGTAGTCGTTGGCGTGGTAGACGCGGTTCGTGTCGGCGACGAGACGACGCACCCTGGCCAGGGTGGTGTCCGTAACTGGGGGGGCGGGGGCGACAGGCCGGCCGTCGATGGTGCGCGCCGGGGTGAGGACGCGGCGGATCCCGACCAGGCCGAGCGGTTCGGCGTCGGGTTCTCGCATCGCCTGGGCTTGCGCGGCTGAGCCCATCAACGCCGAGGTGGGAACGCCGAGCGCGGTGGCCAGTTTCCGGAGGGTGGGGATCCGGGCGGACGTCCGCGCGTTCTGCTCCAGCTTCTTGACGGTTTCGACGCTGACGCCAGCGCGGTCGGCCAGCTGCTCCTGTGTGAGCGTGGAGTCGGTGCGGAGGCGGACGAGGTGGTCGCCGATGGTGGGTTCCATGGTCACTCCCAGGTAGAGGGCTGGGTGGCGGCCCTGCCGGCCTCTACTCCGGCGGGCCGCCACCTCGCACGGTACGCCGTAGCGTCCATCGGGGCGGCCGATCGGACTACCCAACTAGTCCGCAACCTCTCTCCGGCTGGGCTGTCTATCGTGCGGCGGTGATCTATCCCGGACAGGCGCCGGTCGGCTATTTGGAGCTGGCCGAGATCCTCCGCGACCGGATCACATCGGGGCAGCTCAGACCGGGTGCTCGGCTACCGTCCGAACGGGACCTATCGCAGACGTACGACGTGGCGCAGATGACCGCCCGCGCGGCCGTGAAGCTGTTACGCGACGAGGGCCTGGTGGAGGTCGTCCGGGGTCGCGGTGTCGCGGTCCGCGCACCGTTGGAGCCGGAGCCGGTGTACGTGGAGGCGGGCACCTGGGTGTCGGCGCGGAACCCGACACCGGCGGAGCGGGAGATGTACGGGGCGCCGGACGGTGTGCCGCTGCTGGTGGTCGGCCACCCGGGTGGGGTGCCGGATCTATACCCGGCACACAGGTACCGGATCGTCTTTCAGGACAGCTGATCACCTGTTCGGGTGACGTCGATACCCCGAATGTCACAGGCTTGTTAACTGAAGATCGCTGTCGGTGCGCCATCTGCGAACTCCGGCTGGTGACCGTTGCCTCACGCCCGGTGTGACCTGGCAGTCTCCGGCGATGGAAACAACGTGGGGATTCCTCAAGCAGCAACCGCGACGCCGCACCGAGTACGGCTACCTCACCCTGGCCACCTTCGCGGGCACCGGACTCGCGTTCGTCTGCCTCGTCGACCACTTCGTGCCAGGCGTGGACTTCGCCACCGGCGTGTATGCGGGGCTGGTCAGCCTGGCGGGGATCGGCGGGTGCGGGTGGATCGTGCGGTCCGGTGACTCGCAACGGCGCAAGGACCTGACCGACGCGGCCAAGCAGATCTGCGACCGGCTGGACGCCGTGGCGAGACTGGCCACCGCGGTGGACGACGTGGCCACAGTCGTCGTCGCCACGCATGACCGGGTTGCCAGCCCTACCGTGTCGACGTCGCGTGGGGTCGCGTCGACGCCGTGTCGAGGCGCGGGACACATGTACCTCGGTGGCCGCCAGGCCGACACCGTGAACCTACGATCCAAGGTGGACGCCCCCACCAATCCGTCCCTGGCGGCCTTGGAGAAAGCCCGCGAGGCCGGCATCGAAGAGGGCTTCGACATCGGCATCAAGACCAAGCTGGCGGACCTAGGGGTGCCGACCCTGCCGAAGTCACGCCCTCGGCCGCGACTCACGGGTGACTCATGA